CATTGTTCTTAATCCGATGCTCGAGAGCCTAAACGAAATGCTCAGCAAAGCCTGGACCCTGGCCCTTAAGATCGTCCAGGACAAGTACTCGATTGCCCGGATCATCAAATACATCGGGGAAGACAACGAGTATGCCGCTGTCAAATTTAAGGGATCAGATCTTCGCGGGAACACGGACGTCAAGGTGACCTCTCAGATGGGGCTTCCCAGGTCCAGAGCTCTCAAGGCCGAGTACGTTATGCGGATGAAGACGGCCCAACTCATCGTGGACCCGAAGATGGCACTCGAGATGCTCGAGGTCCCGGACGTGGACAAGATGTTTAAGGACGTCCTGGTCCACGAGAAGAAAGCGAAGCGTGAAAACCAGGCGATCATTGACGACCCGAAGATCGACCCGGAGTCAACCAAGCTTTGGGTCTACCAGTATGAGGATCACCAGGGGCATATCAAAATCCATATCAGGGAACGAGTGAGCTCTAGGTACGATAAGCTGACCCCAAATCAGAAGCAAGCCCTTGATAATCACATTGCCGCTCATATGCAGGTAATGCAAGCTCAGGCCCAGGCTCAGGCCCAGGCCCAGCTTGACCAGCAGACAAAAGCGGCCCAAGCCCAGGCCCAGGCCCGGGCCCAGGCACAAGGAAAACCAACCGCTCAGGAAACCGGAGCACCCGAAACTCCCGCGGGGGAGCAAGTCGAAGGACTGGAAGAAGGCGGAGTTTAATACAGAGGGACACTAATGTCCGACGAAGAAACGAATTATTTGGAGATGGATCCCGACGAGCTTGCAGGGCACGTTGGCACCATCGAAAAGACGGGCGGCAAAGACACGCCCGATGAGACCAATGATGTCGACCAAACGGGCGACGACAAGTCTACGGGCGACGACGTTGATGCCAAGACTGGTCAGGAAACTGATCAGGGAGAGGGCGACGACAAAGATGTCGAGACCCAGGGTATCACGTCCGAAGGCAAAAAGGAAAAGATTGCCAAGGACGTGAAGACAAAGCTGACCAAGGAAGAGGAAGATCTTCTGAAAGTAGTCGATGGTCAGACTGTCTTACGGGTAAAAGGAAAAGACTACAGGGTGGCTGACCTGCCCAAAGAGGAACTCAAGGGCTACCTCCAACAGGGTCTTCGCTTCACTCAGAGGATGCAAGAAATTTCTGACCGAGAGAAGCAGATCGAGGAGAAAGAAGCTCTTGTGAACCGAGGGGCAGAGTTAGTGAGTCGGTATCTTACTGCCGGTGGACAACTCAAGGGCCAACCAGGATCTCAGGAAAAGGTTTCTGAGGAAGTCCCGGCCGAGCTCCAGTTTACGCAGTACGACAGCGACGAGGTTCGTGCATCAAAAGAGATCGCTCAAGGACTTCACAAGCAGGTTGTTAGTCTCAGCCAGCAAGTGAATAATCTGTCAGCGACATTTAGCACGAGGGAGTTTCAGGAGTCAGAGAGAGCACTGCTCGGACAGATCGACAGTCTCAAGGCTGATTATCCGTGCGCCAGCAAGGACGAAGTCATCGCCGTTAAAGCGATGTACCCCAAGGTCCCCATCGAGAAAATCATGGAACGAAGTGATCAAGTCTATGGTGGGCGCGACTTCTTGGAATCGGTCCTTAAGGCTCATCCTGAATATCGGCGCGAACTTCACGAGGCCGGCGTCAAAGCCTACCTCCAGAAGCAAGGTAAGACCAAGCTCCCGGCCGGCACAAGATCAGGAACCTCATTCGTCGCCAATGCCGACACGGCCAAGCGTAAGCCCATCTTGGATTTCGATCAAGCCGAAGCGGCCCTGAAAGCTCATATTGCTGAACGGGAACGTCTAGCGAAGCTACACGACACCGAATAGGGCTGATAAGGCATTTTTTAGGACACGCAAGTGCAAGAATTTCAATATGTACAGGACGCCTTGAAGGACTTTTATACGCCCGTCATGGTGAACCTGTTGAACAAAAAGGTCCCTCTGTGGGCTCAGATTAAAAAGTCTACGAAGGGCGTGGTCGGAAAGCGGGTTGTGATCCCCGTGATCCTCGGATTCCCGGAAGGTGTTGGGGCCAAGGCTCCCAATGACTATAACCTCCCTGGTGCTCAGCGGTCGACTTATGACCAGTCCTATATCACCCTGAAAAGGAATTATGGCCGGGTCATGATCGATGCGTTTTCGGTCGAGTCTGCGAAGAACGGCGGTGGCTGGGTTGATCTGCTCTCGCAGGAAACCAAGAATGCTACCGACGCCTTCAATATCGACATCGAGCGGCAGGTAATCGGAAATGGCAAGGGTATCCTTGCCCTCGAAGATGGTGCCGTCGCTGGTCAGGTTATTACGGTCAAGGATGCCGGCGGTGTTACTGGCAATACCCCCAAAACAAAGTTCCTCCGCAAGGGCATGAAGCTCGACATCTATAACGCCGCTGTGAAAAAGGCCGACTCTGTTCAGATCTCCGGTGTTAACGCCGGTGCTGGCACGATCACGGTTGTTGGCGACATCACGCAGTGTGCTGACGGCTATCAGATCTACCGCGAAGACACCTTCAACGGCTCTGCCTACGGCGAAATAATGGGCATCCGGGGTATCGTGTCCGCGGCCAACCCCATCGGATCCGACTTCCAGGGCATCGACAGGACGGCCTGTCCCGAATTCTGTTCCTACGTTAAGACCTCCGCTGGTGTTCTTTCTGAGGTCCTGATGCAGACGGCTCTCGATGAGATCGAGGCTGTTACGTCAGGTGAACCCGTCAATCTCGCGTTCACGACCTTTGCTCTTCGGAACAAACTCATCGAGCTGGTTAAGGCTGACCGTCAGGTGACGAACCTCGACCTTAAGGCCGGCTGGAAAGCTATCAAGTACGTCGGTGGAAGTGTTGAGCTTCCGCTCCTGGCGCACAAGAGTGCTGACCTTGCTACGATTACCTACCTGTCCACTTCCCATATCAAAGTGTACCTCTTGAAGGACCTTTATTGGGAAGACAAGGGTGGCGGAATCGTTCGTCCGGTTTCTGGTCAGGATGCCTACGAGGCCTTCTTTAAGCTCTATGCTGAGCTCGGTACCGACTCTCCGAACACCATGGGTGTTCAGCAGGGCGTACTGACAGCCTAAACGTCCACACGAGAAGGAGGGGCCTCCCCCTCCTTTCTCTTTTTTTTGAAGGAGACCCGAATTGGCAGAAACACTTTTTCTTATGTCGATACCTGAATATGCAGAGAACGGCCGGTGGCACGTCCTCCGTACTCGGGATATTCCAGATGGAACCCTTACGACTCCAAAGCTCGACTCGATCAGGAACACTGGTATCGAAGTTTTCCCAGCCTCATTTGAGACTGGTGAAGTAGGTACTGTAACGCTCTACTTCCCGTTCAAGGCCACAATCACAAAGATCCGAGGCACTGTCCGCAAAGCCCTGGCCGCTACAAACGCAGGGACGATCCAGCTCAAGAATCATGCCGGAACAAATATGACCGGTGGGCTACTCACCTTTGCCGCCTCAGCCGCTATCGGAAATGAACAAAGCTCAGTGGTCACGGAAAACAATGTGATCAACGCTGGAGAAAAGCTCCAGTTCGTCCAGGCCAAGACAACTGTCGGTGGAAAGGTTCTCGTTACAGTCGAATACACTCGCTCATAGCAAGACGGGGATGGCCGACCATCCCCTTCTCTTTTTCTCAGGAGGAGAGAATGGAACCGTTATCAGGCTTCACTCGGGATCTTAAATGTATCGACCCCAGGTATTACGCCAAGTGGAACGACCGGACCTGCCGGTGGGAGATCCATTGTCGTCATACCAGGGGGCCACACTCGCTCATCATGATCGTCTGTAAAAAGGACGAGGACCTGAACGATATCGGTTATCACCCACTCGACGCCAGGGTAATCCATGCGCTTAAGCTCGGGAAATATCACTCCGATAATCCTGAGGCGTTGATCCGGGAAGTCGATGAAGCGAATGAGGACCTCGAGAAGGAAGCCGACGAGGAAGCCGAGATGGCCCAGGGTGATCTAAACCGGGACCTTAAGAGGCACTACGGGAAGTCAGCACCTGACGCTACGTATAAAAACGTCGTCATGGTTGATCTTGGGAGACGATAATGACATCAGCTCAATTTGAGGATTTTATCGAGAGCTTGATCTCCGGGTCCGGGGATCCTAACTGGACACCGGAAGAGGTCGCCATTTATGCCGACGTTGCGACGACGGTGACCTATTCAAATATATGGCACCTCCTCTATCCGTCCTGGAGAAAGTCCGCGCTGATCAGCCTGACTGGCTCGGATCCCTATGTGAGTCTCCCGGCCGACTGCTTCAAGCCGGCTAAGATTCAGATCTTGAGCACGGGCGAGGATCTTGAATTCCTCGAAACGGAAGGGGAGCTCATTAATTTCGACACGGTCAATCCCGGCGAACCCCAGGCCTGGATGCTCGAGAACAAGAAAATTAGGGTTATCCCTATGCCGGCGGCTGGTGCCTCAGACTATGGCCGGCTTTGGTATATGCCGAAGCTCGACACCCCTCCCCCGGGCTCATCTAAGTGGGAATTTCTTCCAGAAGAGGTTCATCCTCTTGTAGCTGTAGAGTCGGTCCTCCTGGCTAAGTTTAAGGACAAGGAATTCAACCAGCAGATGATGGCACTCCAGGCGAAGTTTTTTGGTGCCGTTGTCAATGCTTTTTCCGTAGCGAGACCATAAGTGCATCCACAGCATTTTATTCATGACGACTTTTCATTTGGGCTAGACAACACGTCTGTCCGGGCGTCGCTCGATCCGAAGAGCCTGGCCGACTGCAAAAATTTCAACTTGACGTCGACCCGGGGCCTGGAAAAGCGCGGCGGAATGACGAAGCTCTATCCCACCGCGGCCATCGCCAGCACGGCGATTAAGTCTCTTCATGAGTACAAGGCCCCGAATGGGACGATCTACAACCTGGTCCAGTGCGGCACAAAGGTCCTCTACTATGCCGCGGCCGTGTGGAATGACCTCAAGACTGGGCTTACAGCCGGTAAGCGAAATAGTTACGAGAGTCACCAAGGCTTCGTCTATAGCGTGAATGGGACGGATGCGAATTGGAAGTCATACAACACGACGGTCAGCGGCGTTGGGATCGCACCTCCAGCCGCGGCCCCGACAGTATCCGAGAATGGAGCTGGAGCCCTGACCGGGAAATTCAAATACGTTTATTGCTATAAGCGATCAACGGCACCGGCCCTTACAGGGAACCCTTCACCAGCCTCATCCGAAATAACTGTCTCAGCAAAGAAGATTAACGTCTCCTACGTGGCATCGGCGGATCCTCAGGTCGATAAAATCGCCATCTACCGCTCATTCAATTTCGCCTCCACGGCCTGGGATGGGTACTATTACAAGGTCGTTGAGGTGGCGAATGCGACGTCCTCTTATGACGACCAGATCCTGGACGCAAATCTCACGACGACCTGCCAGGTCGACAATGATGTTCCCCCGAAGGCCAAATTCATCCGCCTTCATAAAGACTACATTTTCTATGCGTACTGTCCCGACAGGGAGGACGGCAAGAGCCTGGTTGTGTGGAGTAAGCGCGGAATCGGAGAAGCCGTACCGGCTCTTAATTACCAGTACTTCGACCGAAGCGACGGCGAGGAAATTACCGGGATCGCATCGGTCGGTGACTATCTACTGGTTTTTAAAAGAAATAAGGTCGCTGTCTTGGAAGGCGAATTCCAGGACATCTACACCATGGCCTACGGGATCGGGTGCATCGCGCCATGGGCCATCCTCCAGTTCGAGGACAAGGTTGTCTTCCTAGCTGAGGAGGGATGGAAGTCCTGCGATGGAAAAACGATTTATGATCTGACCGGGAATGTCAGGGGCTGGGTCCGGGCTAAGTACATCTCGAAGGACCAGGCCGATAATTATTCAGCCGTCTACTATCCGGTCAAATCTCAGTTCATGTTTCTTATGAATGTCCAGGTCCCGATTGTGGCGGTCGGGCACTTCCTGGTCCCTCTACTCTTTGTGGATAAAGGGATCCCCGAGCAGAAGGCCGAGAACCTGGTCGGCTGGACTTACCACAAGTACGATAACCACACCCTGACTTGCTTTGGATCCTATACGGATGCCGATGGGATCCAGCGCGTGATCGCCGGCTCGAGCCTGGGCTATGTATTCCAGCTCGACAGCGGAACAACGGACGACGGCTACGATATTTCCTATCTGGCTCTGACTGGGTGGAACAGCCTGGGAACCCCCGAGAGTTATTTAAAGTTTCTCCGACGGGTCTATCTCCTGTACACGACCTCGGAAGAGCACGACATCGATATCTTTATCGAAAGGGACTTCATGCCCAAAGACGTTCCCCAGGTGGTCACCGGGGTGAACGCGGCCTACTGCGGATACTGCTATTGCGGATATGCCTACTGCGGTATCGACGGGAGCATCAACGAAATTATAAAGCAATCTCTTAAGGGGAAGCTTTTCAGAATAAAGGTCGAGGGGACGAGCGACCAAGAGCTCGTGATCCAGAAGATCGTCTGGCATTTTAGGACGGAGACGGTGCGGTAATGCCCGAAGACAAAGTCACCATTAAGTACAAGACCGGGGACGCGAAGGCCAATAGGGTCCTGGTCGACTTTAAAAATGCGATCAATGGATCTAAGGGGGATATTTCTACTATTCAGGAAACCCTCCAAGGATTAGACACCTTCGATCATTTACACGTTCTCCACGGGGCCGACTTTGATACGAACACACTTGTAGTAGATGCGATAAATCATCGGGTTGGTATCGGGAGTTCCTCGCCAGACTGCCGACTCTATATCAAACTGCCCACTAGCGGCGATATCCTTAAGATTAAGGTAACGAATGCGGACCAGAACGCGGCCATCGTTCTAGCTGACGATGCCGCCTCATGGGCTCTACAGATCAGGGGGGCGGATTTAAACGATGCCCTTGTTATTCGTGAGACTGGTGTCGCTGATAGGCTCACTATCCTAAAGGGCGGCAATGTTGGGATCGGAAAGACTAACCCAGCAACCCCACTCGATGTTAATGGCGTAATAAAGGCGGACTACGTCGACATGGGGGTGAAAAACACGAAGACGACCGCCCGGGCCAGGGCCTATCTCAATTCAAATCAAGGTAGCCTTGCTGGTAGCTGGACGACTGTCCAGATGGCCCACGAGAGCTATGACCCTGGATCAAGCTATGACACGGCCAATTATAAATTCACGGCCCCGGTGACTGGGTACTATCTAGTCACTATAGCGCTCAGGATTGAGGTTTCGAGTAGCGAGACACACGGGGTAAGGGTCGGGGTAGGAGTTCAGCAGGACGGTAGCTGGACCCCCGTATCGGTGTTTGCCTACCAAGAGTACGTTGCTGGACATTCCAATAATATCGTGACCGTCGTCGCTACGGACATCATTTACTTAGCCCAAAATGCCTACCTTATTCCGAAGGCTATTTACTTAGAGGGAGCTGATTTTGGGACCATCCTTGGTGGGGCCAGCGGCAATGTTTCCTCAATGGCGGTTCATCTTCTGTCGGTGGATTAAATGAGAGAAGACGAACCCCCACTTAGAAGGACCTGGAATGCTGTACTACTTTCTCTTAGGTATCCTGATCGATGTTCTCGTCACTCTTCACTATCGCTGTGTACAGCACCAGCGGAAGCCGTTAGCTACTGGGCTTTCAATCGCCATCACAATAATTGGATCCCTCGTGATCCACAACGGATCAACGCTCAGGCTTATCGCCTATGGCCTCGGGTGCGGGGTAGGAACCTGGATCGGAATGACCATTAAGGTGAAGCATGATTAATCTATTAATTTTTCTTGGCATTATCAGCCTCATGGCCCTTGTCGTTTATCTCAGTAAGAAGAAGCCGGTAAGGCCCAAGATTTGGATCGACGTCTGCAACGACTTCCCGGATATGCCCCCGGACCAGGCTCGGATCGCTGGCGAATTTTGCCCGAGCCAACACCCGGCCCAGTATCTC